GGGGGGGGGGGGCCCCCACCCCCCGAAAATTCAAGCTATTGACCTTCGTGCCAATGTAGTATTTTGTGTGCAAAGCTGTTGGGTTCACTTAACATGCCTAGCAACAATCTCTCTTCGTTCAAAACTTGGTTGGCATCCATGTTGTATTTACTCATGGTTGCACTACGTATACTGTCCGCATCATACCATTTAATTGGTTGTATGGGCAACTGTTGTTGCTGTATTGCTCGTGTCACTTCAGGTGTAGCCCCGAGCATCATGTAATACGCCATGCATCTCGCTTGTACATTGTCGGGAGTCATTTCACTCACCCCATTTGGACACTCGAATCTGCGTCTTAATCGCACCACATCTGGTCCCAGTGTGCAATTACCTTCATCAGTTATTGCTGCCATCATGCAGCAAAACACACCATGAGTCTGACTTAAACTTGGTTTGCACATCATGTTATGGTTGGTTTTCAGCTCGTTATTCAACTTAGTGGTATCCACCCATGTTGTTGTGAACATTAATCCATCATCACCCAACACCAAAAACAATCTTAGGTTGTGGCCCAACGTTTTAACCAACCGCCTATGCACCAGCATATTAGTGATGGCGTTCCCTATAGCAGTGGTGGCTTGGCCAGTGAGTCGCATAGCGTCACCTACACCTGCTACAGTCCTAGACTTGTAGGCCCAACTATGGTGACAATTTTTCCATAAATCTACTAGGTGAGGACACACGCCTAACAATTTATAAATTTCCATTTCAACCTTGATTATCTCATGATCGGTTTGTTTGTCTTGTTGGGCCAAGTCATTTTCCAGCAAAAATTTGACATTTGTGGTCAACCTTACTCTTGCAGCCAATTCATCCGCTCTTAAGCCATCTGAATACACAATTTCTGGTCGCAACAAATCTTTGAGTCTAACTTTAACTTCTTTGAACACGTGACTAAATATGGCGCAATATCCTTTACACTGCCAAACTAAAGCTCTAGCCTTAACTTGTTTCAAATTTGACGCTGGCTCTGATTTCAACAGCGACTCCAATTTCAAGTGCACGTTTAATTTGTTGATTGGGTGCAGTTGCATACCCTCAGCTAAAATATTGTTCAGTTCTTCTGCTATTTTATTACTATCCGGACGATCCCTTAACCAATCTAGCACTTTTGCGTCATTAAATGTTAATTGCTGAGTTTGATAAACCTTCAACTTGTCACGTTTTGAACTATCAAAGTACATGTCTACAAATTTGCGCACTTCTCTTGTAAGATCGTATTTTTTTAACCTGTATGTGGTTATGTTGTGCAGTCTCCCACTAACAGCATTGAACTCTTGATTTGCCGCCTTAGTCAAAACTGGTCTACTGTGGGTTGGATACTCTACCATTGTATATTTTGTTGTTACTCGCATTTCTGTTGCTGTGGCTTTTGATTTGATAACCACGTCGTTCTTCGGTGCAAATCGTTCATTCCAATCCGTAAAGTCGGTGTCATCCCACATGCTCATTATGTCATAGTCTACTATCTCTGGTGAACCCAATTGTGAGTCAATGACATTTGCCCATTGTGTCACTCCCACATAGTGCATTTTTGTGCTATCCCCAGCTTGGTTAAATGGATTGGTACTAATTTGCACCACTGATGTATTTTCTGCTTTCCAGTTTGTTAAAGCCTCGCTATTGATTTGCAAATACTTATCTTTATTGAATCCAGTTTTAGGTGCCTCGGTTTCCGGTTGATTCCACCAGCGGGTCACAGAGTTCACTTTTAACTCTTCCCCGTGTCTCCAGAAAAGGGGTTCTTCTTCTCCACCACCTCTAGTTAGTGGGAGCAATTCACAAATGATGCAGTTGGACCTTAACACTAAATATTTGTCTTGGGTTTCCATTTCTGTTTTCACTATTGTTGTCAACGGCATTTTTACCCTTGCATGGTCATTAGTCAACACCGCTGTGTGTTTACTAGGGTGCCTTTTACCGAATGCTGACTTGATGTTGATGTCTGGGCAAATTTGGTCCACTAACTCTTGCAATGGTACTCCCACTTTCAATCTTTCCATTAATGTTCTATCTGGAATTACTAACCCGTTGCTGGCATTCATATACACAGCCCACTCTTGTATTAAATTTGAGTGTGCATGCGACACTTCTTCCGTTGCCAAATAAACACTGCCACCTTCCAGAGTGTATTTTACTCTACTAGCGTCAAGAACGCTTGCAAATGTATTTCGTTGTTGGTGGTCTACAAACTCCATACACAATGTCAGTTTTCCTCTGTTCAGCATGTGCCTGACGGCACTTGTGCGGTTGGTTATTTTGGCCCACATGTCTCCGGTCAGGTCGAAACCCAATCCGATGCTCTTACTTGGACCCTTGCTGACCAAAAAGGCAGCGTCGTCGTACTTGTGGTGTGACCGGTTATCATAGTCAAACACTGCTACATACTCACAGCTGGTGTCTTGCACCCCTTTTAATTGGACCCCGTAATTTTTGCACCTACTTTCGTACAATGTGGACTTGTTTAACGCCGTGACATCTTGATTCCCGGGCACTATAATCTTGCGTGCCAACCGCTCTCTCACAGTTAGTCCAATTGGCCAACCCAAGTGGTTATCCGTCCGCACCATCACAACCAATTCGCCCCATTTATAATGTGAGGCTGTTGTTATCAATAAACTCCTTTCACCCACCCGTCTGGATATTGCCCCATACCACTCGGCTCCGTCCGTTACCCAATACCATTTGTTCGCCACTACTTTCTCATCAACTGTTAAGATATTTTCTGACTGGGTACAATTAGTCACAGACATGGCTGCATGCATGCGTTTGGCAGTGTGGACTAGGTTTTTTGATTCTAGTTTGTGCATGAATTCCGCATAAGTATAGTTGGTGCGCATCATAGCCCACCATCTCTCACATTTGCTGTCATTAAACAAGTCCAGTGCCCAGCTGGACATAGTCAATTTTGGCTCTAACCCATCGTCTATAGCAGCATTTTCAGCATTCATTACATTAATTGAAAATGACATCTGGGGGGCATTTGACGCTGTGTAGAACTCCACACTTGGCTTCGAAACTTTCTTCAAGACACAGTGTGCAGCGAGCACTCCCTCTATGATCTCCAAATAAGTGACTTGCTCAATGGTTGCACTCCCAATTGGGAAATTGATGCTGCAACTGGGCAACTGGACTCCAATATGCAAATGTAATGCTCTCACCAACCCCTCTAACTGACGGGTGGTTGGCATGGTTTGAATGTTCATCCATTGATAACAGGTTCTGAGGATGATGGTTGATTTGTCTTCATCGTTTGTATACTCATCTGTCAGTGCCATTCTGAGACATTCAAAAACGCAATCCGTTCCCTCATTGGGATTTAATACCACCGATTGCCCTGTTGGTGACATGATTTTGAATGGTGCATAATTTATCCCGGTGTGCTCCACTTCAAACAAGTCATAGATGAGGTTGGTCCTGGTGTACAGCTTTTTCGAATCCATAGTTCCGCATTGTTCGTGTGCCTTTCTCAATGGCCCCGCTTGCCGCTCTCCTTGGGATTCCATACTTTCAGGTTCAATTGTAGTGTCCGTTGTTGTTACGTAAACCGCTGCTGGTGGTTCTGTGATCGCTGTTGCCACGCATTCACTGATTATCTCTTTCCCTCTTGCGTCTTCGTCTTTTGACATTCCCCATGGATACTTTGGTTCTTTCGATTTTTTACTGAGTGTATGTGTTCCATCCGGCTTCCCTTCCGGGTTGGTTTCAACTGCTAACGATGCTGCTGTCTCCAGTTCTTTGCTGGGTTCACTTTGTTCGAGACGTAGTTGCGTTGCTTCCTTCTTTTCTTCTTTGGCTTCTTTTCTCCTATTCCGGTCCTCGGCTAGCTGCACTGCAATCTTGCGTCTTGTGGCGTCGGCCTGTTTTTTTTGTTCTTTTCTTTCCTCTCGCGCTTTGGCAGCCAATTGCAAGTCATCATTGGTAGGCACGTATGTTAGTGCATGTGATGATTGGTGCTCTTTATAGTTCCTTCCCATCTCTGGATTCCTTCCTGTCTGTGGGTGCACAGTCGTGCTCGAACCTTGATTATGCTGAGGACCTGTGCCTTTTTCCATTTGGTTGGACCGTTTAATGTGATTTTTGTCAAATTTGGGCCCTTCTGCTGTGATGACCACTGTTGTGTCTTCCACGTCTGCCCACTTACCCAAACCGCCGCTTGCCAGTTGGTTGTTGATGTTTTTACAATTTAAATCTAAGCTGACCAGTGGTTCGACTACGTTGGCGAGTAAATTGGTGGTGTGGTCGGACGCCGCCTGCCACAGCACTTCACTGTTTGTGATTAGGTTTACCATGAAGTTCTCGGCGCGTACTGTTCCACCCAGAGTTTGGGCTGTGTCAGTGTACTGTTGCAGTTTACTTGTTTGTTCATTGACGTCCAATTTCAGAAGTTTTTCTAAGCTGGTTCCACAGCCAAGCTGTTCCACTGATTTTAGCCAAGCGAATTGGTCGCCAAAATGGGGGTCAATTACCACACCGCAGCCGTGCTGCAATGCATTGTGTGTGGTGCCACTGCCGCCATGGGTGACCACGATTTCCACCGCGTTGAACAACAGGTTGTAATTGCAACTGGATACCTGCCTCATGTTTGGAAATTTAATTTGATCATAACTGGTCTGCCCATCCACCACTAAAAATCTGTATTGTGATTGCATGGATAACATCAATTTGGTTGTCATGCTGCTTCTGCGATCCCCCGTCATTGATCCAAAACACACTGCAATTGTTTTGGCTTCTGCTGCCCATTTAGTTAGCTCCACATCTTGCTCGCTGACTTGCTTTACACAACTGTTTGCATAACCCACGCATGCTGAAGTGTTGGATGTTTTCCACCATGTGGTTAACTTAGGATGTAGGTACACCAGCGGGTTACCGCTGCCGTGCGCCATTATTCCACGCGGATTGTGCAATTGCAATGTTCTGTGACGCCATTGTTCAATGTGCTTGCGAAACGGGGTAAATGCCGCTATACCCGTTAACATCTCTATTATAGTGGCGCTGTCTGCCCTTGTTGTCATGCCGGCTTGCTGTTCCCAGGGGTAAGCTGTACTGAACAAGCAAGGCGCCCTCAGTTTTTGTGCCACTTGCACTCCCACGTGGGTGAATGGTGTTTCAATCATCATGTTGACACCTTCGCAAAACTGTAAGAGTTTGGTGGTGTTCAGTTTGAACATGCCTTCTATTATTTCAAACATCTCGTTCAATTCATTATAGAGTTGTAGCGGGTTCCATTTGTGCTTCTCCATTTGTATGCAGCTGTTGATTAGTTTGCTAGAATCTACCTGCAACCCCAATGCCTCAAATCCGTAGCTGTTCACATAATCAACGTAGTCTTTTGGTACCAAAAACTTGCACTCACTCCCTAGTTTGGCCACAACTTGTGCCCATGCAATGTAGGGTTCGATGTCCCCTCTACTGCCTATTGTACTAAATACAATTTTCTTCCCTTTCCAATGGTTGCATTCAGTTGGATACATCCATTGCAACTCTTTAATTTCTTTGTCTAACTGGTTCAATGTGATGCATGTGTTGACTGGCTTCTTTGATTTTTTGGCTAAATTTGCACCAACGGTGTGCCATTCACCTCCCATGATCTGGCCGAAATAACACATATCCCTCCATTTCAGTTTATCATCTATGTTTTCCATTACCTTTATCAATGCCTCCATTAATTGACTATTGGGGTAATCATAATGCAGATCTTGCATCACTTCCCGCAGCGCTTCGGCCTTGTTCTCCCCTATGTGCTCTTCCAACTGCTTGACCACTTTGGATATTGCCAATGGTTTGGCCACCAAGTTATCAACTCTTGGATCCCGCAGGTTCTGTGCTGACCTGGCCATGCCATATCCAGCTGCTTTCCCGAGCTTTAAAGTCTTTATTACCCCCTGGACGAATTGTACGGGTTTGGATGGCCCATGGTCCGATATTACTGTCTGATCGGCTGACGCATCATACATAATCAATGGGTCGGTGTGTTCCACTTTGCTCACTCTCACTGCCTTCAATTTGTCAATGTTGTTGATTATTCTGCCTGCTGCCTCCTTTGCTACGGTACTCACCATTTCTAGTAACTGCTCAATTCCGACGTCAACACCCAGCCACTTATAAACGTCAGTGACCATTTTGATAGTTGCAAACCAGGCCATGTCTTTGAGTCCTGACAGTTTTGTGAGTGGGAACTCAGTACTGTTGATTAACTCAGTTAATCGTGTAGTGGCATTGTTCAACCTGGTGCTCTCTAAGAAGACACACACACAACACTCCATCAATTTTGTTATCATTTGGGGTTGCTGGCTTGTCATTTTGCTAATTGAATAAGCGACGGTGTGACTGTAAGTTCTGGCATAGGACAACAAATCATCTATTGTTGTGTCAGGCCTCAACATTCTGAGTGACAGTGCTCTGTACATCTTTAATGACATGTCCACTTCTTTGTAAATCAGTGCCTCCCCACCGTTCAGAAACATTTTAAAATTGGCTATTACGGGTAGTTTAAACACCACTTGCTTCGTTTGGTTGTCGTGCACTATGGGGCGCACGTACTTGGGTGCCATTTCCGCATTTTGCAACAACGTCAATTTCACTATGCAATGTCCAAGCACTCGATTGGCTCCATGACTGACTAGGGTACCATACTTAGTTGTAATGCACTTCCCTGTCATGAACATGTGCAACAACTCCTTGTTTATTGTTGTCAAATGGTTCGAATTGTGGTACCAAAACTGATACTCCCGTTGTGTTTCGGTTGCTATACCAAATAACTGATTGTCACTCTGCACATTTTGTGGCAGTATTATATTCATCGAAGTTAAGTTGTTGGCTCTCATCATGCTCGCAATCTCCTGACATGGCAATTTGGCAATCACCAATCCCATTAAGTTTTTTGGTGTTATACGTGCTGGTTCGTTGCTGTTGCTATTGGTGAACCAAGGCCCGGTGCCTGTTCTTATCTGAGTGTCTATTGCCTCCTGCATCTCTTTGTAGTATGCGCTTTGGTCTCTGTTTTCTTCATTAACTCTCTCGTCTATGCAGTACACGTGACTCATTTTTTCCATCATGTTGTTGCAATCCACTAAATTTTGGTAATATCTAAATCCTCCGCCATTTGTTCCCGGTATGCAGAAATTTCCCCAACTTGATGTGAGTAGTGATAAATAAGGAAAGTCGGTCACCATCACGCTCCCTTCACCTTTTTCTATCGAGTTATAGTAGTATTTTAGGCACATTTGTTCCACCAATAAATCAAACCCTTGGTCAATTGTGTCACACCCCTGCTCTTCGACTGGGAGACCCGCGCAGTCCCGGCTAATCATAGATCCATAATTTTGCAGTTGACTCCTGCTGACGAACACCACGTGATGTGTTTTCTTCATGGTGGACAAAACTACTTCTTCGCGCTTTTCGCACAAAAACCTATGCACAATGGTCTTGTTATTTTCGTGATACTCTAGTGGCAAATTCAAGGCCCCTGTTGGTGTTTCATCGTCGTAACCCACCATCATGTTAGCCAGTGATCCGTTCAATGTTACGAACCTTGCCAGTCTCCAGGGCCAGCTGTTGGCTTTGTATGTGTAACTCCTTTGTACCATAACATCTAGTGGCATAAACCTCATGCTCATTCTCATGGCCCACATAGTGTTTGAGCAATACATAATTCCCTCATAACTCGCCATGACCACTTGGTGGCCCTTTATTATAGCTTTGAATGGTCTGTTCAACAGGCTCCGGTGTGTGGGAACACTATTACGCAGCGGAATTTCCAATTTCGGTTGCTGTTTTGCTAAGTCATTGAGTAGCCCATGGTTCGTGTCTCCGTACAAATCACATGTGTGTTCACTATCCGCACCAGTTATCTTGGAGCCAAGCCATTTGTTCATGTGTGACATCCTTTCAAAAATCATACCCAGTTCAAACCATGGTTCTTTCATGGTGTCGTCTAAATCTGCTAACAGATCTGGTGGATAGTCCAGAGGTCCGAGGGTCACCAGGTTCAATTTGTCATTGAGGTGTAACCCGTGACACAGAGCGGCCGTCACGGACATGTCCGGGTGGTGGTATATAGTAATGCATCTATTGCTGATGGCTGTGCTTTGCCTACCCACTTTCATCAAATCTACGCCACGAGATGAAAACTTAATTCCAGCGCATAACGTGCAACCCCCGTAAGTCGCCATCACAACACTGCTCCCCAGAACATCTAACTTTGCCATCTGACCCATGTCATACTGTGTCTCTGTCCATTCGCTCAGTAATCTAATTATTCTGTTGGACGTTGGCCCCACATCTAGGTTGAGGGTCATCACCGTGTTTGCGTTGCCGAATGCATCTATCATGCTTTCATTTAAAAGCGGCCCGCAGCACTTAACACCGCTAACATCAACCAATTCGCCTGTTTGCGAGTAAATTTGAGACAATTCGTCATATCTAGCCAAAACGTTTTTAAACTCTGCCACCCTGGCAGTGTAATCATAGCTGTCCAGTTGACTGATGTGTTTGATTAGAACATTTTCGTCCTGTGCTTTGTCCAGATCCAGATAAACTTGCATCCAGGGGTATGCTGCTAACACGATTTGGGTTTGTTCATCTGTCAACATTGGACTACGGTTCCAAATACCACCACGCTTTGTCTGCGTGGCAAATACTTTCAACTTTGCGTCAAGGAGCAACTGCCCCATTCTCAGTTTCATCGTCCCCCCAATTGACCTGACCACCATGTTGTGCTGCGTCACTTCAAACATGGCCACCTTGCTTTCCTCACTCACTAAATCTAGATTGTAGCCATTGTCGCATTCTTCGAACAGCACGGTTAACCTTATTGTGGGCAATGCCGCTCGCACCAACGCCAACAATTCAATGCTTTTAACAGGTAACAAATGGGGGTTTGTATCATCTGCAATTAGTGATGCCTGCTTTGGTGTCATATTGTTTGTTACTGGGTATAAGAATCTGATGTCCGACGCTCCTATCAACCCCGATCTTTCCACGTCACCTAGTGTGTTATCGTCACAGTCCTCAATCTCAGCGTGTCGTGGGGTCGATTGTGTTCCACCACTACTTTCATCGTCAGTTACTTGCCAATCTATCACTATTACTTTGTCTTTGTTTAGGGTTGAAGTCGACGGTTGTGTGTCCGGTATTGGTCTAACCATGTTGGTCATGAGCGCTGGTCTTACAATGCGTGCAAAATCATCCCTGTACTCTGGCCTTAGGTCCATGATGATTGACTTGCAGTCTCTGCCCATTGCTTCGCTTATCCAGAGGTCTTTATAATGTTGTTTAAATTGTTTTTCAATTTTTGATTTAGCAAGTCGCATCAGAAACGATATTTGTAAGTCCATTGTAAATTTTGACATGTCTTGCTGAACTGTCACCGTGACTGTGCACCCCCATACTTTGGCTGTCAAGACGCGCCGGTCATCGTCCACTTCCAGTTTGGTCCCTGGTGGGACAGATGCCCTCCACCTATTTTTGAATTCCCCCCAATCCATGGGTGTCCAAACTCTTTGGTTGTAGATGTCCAATTCCTGCACTAACTTCTCTACATCTTCCATTGTGAATAAGTCTCGTTCGATCCGCTGCTCTTCGGGTTTGATTTCGATCTGTTCCCGCCTCAACTGGGTGGTCTGTAATATGGTTAGGGTAGCTGGAGAAATTGTACCATTGTCAATTGCTTGGCGTATTATATGCCTGGTGTTTGGAGTTAATTCAATGGCGTCTTGCAAACCTTCGCCACGGTGGTCCAGTGATGACCCTTTTAGTTTGTCTACTAGTTTCATCCCGTCGGGCAATCCAACGCTTACCCACACCAACTTGGTTTTGCACCTAGTTGCTGCGGAAACCGCGTAATTTTTGTTCATGTAGATCTGGGAATTGCCCCCCTCATTGTACTGCACTACTAACACTGCGTTGGCCTCTTTTGATTGGTAAGAATGTATTGTCTCGACCTTGATGGTAGTTAGTAGTTTGCCAATCCTTCGTTTTGTGACGTTGTGGTGCACCAACACCACATCTGGTTTTGCATCGTGTATAATGGATATCAGTTTGCTGTCATCCCACGTGGGCAGGTTCAGATCTAATACCATTGTGTCATGTGGAGCATTGCTAACTATCTCACCTACGATCGAATTGAGTATTCCACACAACTTGGGCCCGTATCTATACGTGGACTTGAGCAGCGTCTTGTTTGGTACGTAATCTGCAATGTTGTCCAGTATCCGCTCCCCACCCAGCATGTATGTGTCTATAGTACTTATTTGGTTTGGATCACCGTACATTACCAAAGATGTAGGCAGCGTGGTTAAAGAAAAATATAACTCATACCATGGAAACATGGTGCACTCATCTATCACTAACCTGTGTGTTGGTGGTTGAGTAAAACTGTATTTTTCGTGACTCATCACCAATTGTTTTGGTGAGTTCAATTTTTCCCTCAGTGATGTTACCGCCACTGTCGTTCTCGCAATTGCCAAATCATCGGTAGTCCAATCTCTTGCTATTTTTGTTGTTTTGCCACTCCCTGCTGGTCCCAATGTGCACACTGCCGTCTCCACTAATTGTTTGAATTTGTTAAACTCAATGTGATTTCGTGATAGGCAGTACATTTGGATCATGGCACTCTTAAAGCTTTGCCTGCATATGTGCAATGTTGTTCTCAACTTTTCGTGGTTTGGGGGCATCCATTCTTTGCAGAAATATCTTCCGTTGTGTTTCCAGACTAGCCTATGTTGAGGTCCACTTATCGTGTTCACAGATATTACATCACCAGTTTTCACCTTGGTGTCTCCCAACTGTAGCATGCGCAGTCCCCCCGCCACTTTGGTGGTCTCAATTGACATGCTAGTCCACAGTTCTGCAGTCATGCGCTCTGTACCGTCACCTTCATTCAACATGAGACAGCACTGGTACACCACATTTCGCAATAACGCGCTCCGTAACTGGTCAATGTCCGTGTCGTGCATTAACCCTATGTTCAGTGGGTCAATTAAGTCGTCCTTAATGTCCGCAGTCATTTTTCTGTTTACGAGGCATGCCAGGTACTCGTAGTCTTCAGCTCGTATTTTATAATGGAATAACCCTGCTGCAGGATCATTTACCATTGTTGCATTGTTGGACATCCATGTGTCATGTAGGGTGTCAATTAACTTGAGGTTCAATTCACTGGCAGCTGCTGCACTCTGTTTGGGCTGGGCTCTTTTAATCAGTTCCAGCACAATTCGCATCACCTGGTTTTTGTGCTCAATTTCCGTTGTCGCCGTTGTCATCCACAACTGTTTTGTGTTGACTTGGGACTGTTTGAACAAACCGTTAAAGCATGGTGTGTACTCCATGTCTTCCGTCTGTATGACGGTGCACGGCTCCCAGTGGTTTTTGGGATTCGGATCGGTTTCACAGTGACGCACACACACATATTGATCTGAAAAAGGATCAATCTTGTTACTGGCTATTGTGTCTTTTGTCAGAATAATTCCATTTTTTCCCAAATAAGCCAGATAGTCCAATAACTCGTCGGCAGAAAATTCCGTCTGCCGCCTGGTCACCCTCTGCATCTCCACAAGTGATAAATTTCCCCCTAGCACTCTATTGATTGCATGAAAGCCACATATGCCATCCCCTGGCACACTCGCCCTGTCCATTACAGTTAACCATGAGGGAGGGTGCAATTTTTTCCCGATCGGCAAATATTTGAGTTCACTAATCCCGATCAGATTCAATGGGTTGCACTCATTTGGCACACCCAAGTGCTCAGTCACTGTATATGTGTACCCGTACCTCACATTACAAGCATAATCCAAGGTAGTTAATGTTTTTAGTTCATTGAACACGACCTCATCTTCAGTAGACATGGCGTGTTGATCTACTTGCTCATCATTTTTTTTTGGTTGTTGGTTCGGGCTTGACATGCCTTGGGCCACGTCTGTTTTTGTGCCTGATGAACTGGCCTGACCTTGTTTCCATTTGTCGAGTATCGTGAGTTCTGCTTGACTTTCCTCCGTTACTCTTTCAGAATGTTTTTGCTCATCACTTGGTTTGTTAGCGTGCGCTGTTGGGCCACTTTCGCTTGCTGCCCCAGCCGGTGGCGTTTTTTGGGCTGTTTGGGGTGGCTCTTGTGTGGTAGTGCGCGACTTGACAATTTTTTCTGCTTTGTTGATTTCCTCTCGGCGGTACTTGAGTGGAATGCCACCTTCCTGCTGTGCGGGCCATTTACCTAATTTATTCACACAACACTTGCACACTCCATTTATTGTGCGTAGCCCACAGCAAGTACAGTTTATCTCGCCCTTCTGTTTCACATCTCCATGATTTCCATAGCAGTGGTGCGCGCATTTATGTTTGGGTGCCTGAGGTCGGCAGCACAAACAATACTGACTATCACTCAATTTTGTGGCCAATCTGCAGCATTCGCACAGCTCTTCCAGTTTGGCCTCGTGTTCACACCACAGGTTGTGGTGACAACACACATAGTCGGATTCCACGCTAGTCTCGGCAGTTAACATGGGCCAGACCACTACATTGGGTTCAAAGCGTTTTGATCCTTCGTTCAACTGCTCGAGGGCATCCCAGAAGGGGTCATTGATCCATGCTTTTACAGTATCCACCATGCCACTCAATTTTGATTTGAGTGCACCATCGGGCAACAAGGCACCCCAAATTTCGTTCACCAACTTCCCTGCTAGATCAATAGACATGAGCTTAACTACTTCTACCGGGTCCAAGCCGAACGCGTTTGATGTGGTGTTTAACGCTGTGACTGCCTTGACCCAAGCAAATTTGCGTCTCGTTGCCACACATGCAAGCATTGCATGTAACCTGATGTCATCCGCACTAATGTGGTGATGTGTTATGGTGGATGTTCTTGTGGTGTACTTCACATGAGCGTAACCAAGTCCAAATTCTATCAATTTATTGAATGACAGACTCCCTGTTAAATTGCGGGAATACAATGCGCGGTACAGTTGCAAATCCAGTTTGGTTAGCTTGTAGCTTATTTTTGGTACCCCGAACACATTGAGCCAGCTTTCAACATCTATCACTGGGGCCACCAAGTCCACTTGTGTCATCGTCCTGTGATCCAATTGCCGAGTCCGTAAACAGTCCATTCCGCTCGGGACTATGGTTAGCACCCTCAAAAGATGGTTCCCGAGCACTTTAATGGTCTGCAGATTTAGTTCCACTTGGTTAATCTGAATGAGATCGGCGGTCGACCACAGTTTGGTCAATTTCCAGCTATTGACATAAGGTCTGTCATCGCCTCGTAGACTTGTGACTAGCTTATCTTTGTGTCTAGACCACATTCCTTGCCCGTGTGCCAATAGTCCGCTAGTGGATTCGAAATCGACTTCTGCTGTACTCACACAGAAGAACAGTTGATTGGTCTGGACAGTATGCATTAATTTCAGTACGTCACACGGATCAATGTCATAAATGGAATCTATGCACATCACCATTGGCTTCTTCCCTTGCATACATTCGCAAGTTCTCACGGTGTGGTCGCAAATATTTGTGCTCAGTGGTTTGTCATTGTACCGTTCCACGTCACGCCAGTCCATTATTGGTCCCATGCCGTGCCACTCCTTCAGCCCAGTCAAGTTTTTCCTGGATCCGACGTCCAATATTGTCTGTCCGGGCCCACGTTTATCTGCAAACATGATTGTTGCAATTCTACGCTCCGCTGCCAACATGGCATGCGGATTGGGCATCGCATTGGTTCTAATCAACTTGTAGGCTGGCACTTGGCCGGTCAGATGGTTGTGCTGAAAATCAGTCATACCGTTTGGGACGTACACAGTTTTGGCCATAGCCCTTGACATGATTGACCTCATGTTTTTGAAATCCTGTTCTATCAACTTACTCATTGTTTTGGTCGTTATTGGTGGTTGTCCGTCTAGTTGCAAGGTGATTGCTGCATTTTGCAACTCTGTTGCCCCAACATGCAATTGCGTGATGTCGTGGACTGTTAGTATGGGCCACATTATGTGTTCAGGCACTGCGTGTTCTAATAGCAGTGGGGTCATGCAAACCCCACATCGTGATTTTTGAAGACCGTCGGTCTCACCATACAACCAAACAAAATTGACAGTTTTGCAGTAGCAACACAGTGTTGCTGCGTCGGGCTGTGCCATTTCCATGGCTTTGAACCCATAACGATTTCCCTGCCGGTAAACGTGGGGCGTCATGTTGGCATTGTTGGCGCAGTCCTGATACAGCATTCCTAAAACGGATCCGCCAAATTTCTTAATTATGCCCAGTAACAGGTCCCTGGCAGCTTCGGTTGTTGTTCCGTCTTCTTTGGATCTTGGAGTTAACAAAGGCCGACAATGCTTGTAATACAGTTTTCCAGGGGCACCATAATACGGTTCTGTGCTTTGTAGTTGACAATTGTGTAACGTTGCCTGAACTTCCTCCGGTGTGATATCTATGTGGCAATGTCCTTGTTCAAATAATTGCATCATAGATCGAATTGTGCGTATGTCTATTTTGTTGAGGTCCGGCACACATTCTTCGTAACCAAATTCCAAGAATTCTAATTCTTCCCCTTGTCTGGCTGCCATAACCGCTGGCACAACGGTCTTGCTTGAGTGTAGTTTTACTTTATAATTGCTCTGTCTGTATACGTTTCTTGCAGAGCATTCATTTCTTTTATTTAATTTTCTCATGAGCACACGATTGCTCGTGTGCTCATGAGAAGCTTGAATTTTCGGGTGGTGTGAACCACCCAAAGACTTTAAAAACGAGACCTTGTCAAGTTTTCTAGCCATTGGACGACAATCAAATTAT